GCCGCTCAAGTTGTTGCTTGCGCATGTTCGAAAGCTGGAAGCGGAAAACGATTCCCTTCGCGATGTGCTGAACAACTGTCTGACGGTACTCGATAAGAACGCGCCGGCAAGTCAGGCGGAGCGCGTAGGTGCCACGGGAACCGTTTATACGCTTCTGAAATCTTGGAGGGGCAAATGACCATTGACGATCTCAAAAACGTACGCCGGCAACGCCTGCGCGTGATCACGCTGCAGGAGCGGATCGACTGCCTCCGCTCCCGGGCGGATTATACGCAGCGCCAGCTCGGCGAGTACGGCGCCAGCGATCCCATGCGCGACCGGCTGGCGGAGTACGTTGCTGAGCTGGACGAGCTGGAGCGTGAACTCACCGGAGAGGTGATCACGCTGGAGCGCGCGGTAATGGTCGTCGACCACGCGCTTACCATGCTGCCACGGAATCAGGAGATCGTCTTACGACTTCGGTACTGCGAGGGGCTCAGCTGGCGCAGGGTGGCGAAGCACGCGGGATACGGGGAGCGGAACTGTTATAAGATTCATGCGCGTTATCTAAAAAGTGTTCATTGAAGTTCAGTATTTTTTCGTGATAAAGTATATGCGTGAAATGAGCGAGAGACCGCGGCGGAGATTCCCGTCGCGTTTTCATTTACCTGTGTACTGAACTTGATAGGAGTAGCGACAATGGCGCAAGAGTTTGCCAAGACGTTTTATAGATCATGTGCATGGCGCAGGACGAGAGCTGCATACATTGCCTACAGAAAAGCGATTGACGGCGGGCTCTGTGAGTCATGCAAAAGCAATTTAGGAAAGATAGTACACCATAAGATGTGGTTAAATGAATCGAACATTCTTAATCCGGACGTAGCTTTGAACTTTAAAAATCTTCGACTTGAATGCCAAACATGTCATAATGCCGAAAAAGAAAAAGTAGATTGCGGCCGTTGCAGGTATGGACTTGATGGGGAAATACTCCCCCCATTTGCAAACGATTGATTGCACCCAGGGGACCGATGGGTGAAGTCATGAAATGCTCTGCAAATCACGCGAGGGAGGGTGTAGGTTGGACAAAAAAAGGCGGATCAGTAAAGAAAAGAGGCGGCTTCAAACTGTATTCGCCGAAATCGACGCGAACCAGTTGAAGATTGTTCAGCCGCTGATTGAGCGTGCCGCTTTTATTATCATAAGTCTGCAGAATCTGGAAGACGAGCTGAATGAAAAAGGATGGACCGAGGAATACCAGAACGGAGAAAACCAGTACGGCGTAAAGAAGGCGGCTGCGGCTGACGTTCACATCAGTTTGACAAAGAACCTGACCTCCATCATAAAACAGTTGCTGGAATTGACTCCTCCGGCTCAGAAAAAGGATAGCCGGCTTCAGGCGCTGATGCGGGAATGAATTACATAATCGAGTATTACGAGCGGATTTGCTCCAGCGAGATCGTCGTTGGTAAGTGGGTCAGCTTAGTTTATGCACTGATTATCTCCGGCTTGGAGAAACAGCAATTTTATTATGACGCAAAAAAAGCAAACCGCGCAATTCGATTCATTGAAGAATTTTGTCGGCATTGCGAAGGAGCTCTGGCTCCACAACTGATTAGTCTGGAGCTGTGGCAAAAGGCCGCGGTGTCGTTGATATTTGGAATTGTCGATGATGACGGTGTACGTATTTTCCGCGAAGTTGTGATCATAGTCGGGCGCAAAAACGGCAAAAGTCTTTTTGCGTCTGCCCTGTGTGCTTACATGGCGTACGTGGATGGAGAATACGGGGCAAATATATACTGCCTTGCTCCGAAACTGGAACAGGCGGCCAAGGTATTCGACGCCTTCTACCAGATGGTCCAGAAAGAACCCGAGCTGGCGCGGATCTCGCAGAAGCGCCGATCGGATATTTATATTGCGGAGAGTAACACGACTATCAAGCCGCTGGCGTTTTCTTCAAAAAAGTCGGACGGCTTCAATCCATCCTTCACCGTGTGTGACGAGATTGCAAGTTGGGGGGGAGAAAAGGGACTTAAACAATATGAGGTTATGAAGTCTGCCCTTGGCGCTAGGCGGCAGCCGATGATTCTTTCTATTTCAACGGCCGGGTACGTCAATGATGGCATTTATGATGAACTCATGAAGCGGTGTACTGCTGTATTGATGGGAAGTAGCAAGGAAAGGAGGCTACTCCCCTTGCTGTACATAATTGACGATGTTAAGAAATGGAATGTCATTGATGAGTTGCGGAAAGCAAATCCCAATATGGGGGTTTCTGTTACGGAAGATTTTTTCCGAGAAGAAATCGCGATAGCGGAAAATAGTTTGTCAAAAAAAGTAGAAGTCCTTACGAAGTATTGCAACATCAAACAGAGCTCGGCGGTCGCTTGGCTTTCGTTTGAATCCGTCGACGCGATGTCCAAAGAAAAATTGCTCCTCGAAGATTTCAAGGGGTCGTATTGCGTTGGCGGGATCGATTTGTCACAGACAACCGACCTGACGGCGGCGTCCGTGATAATTGAGCGCGCCCAAAGGCTGTACGTTTTCGTGCAGTTTTTTATGCCACAAAACAGGATTGAAGAGCAGCAAAAAATCGAGGGAGTACCATATAAAATCTACGTAAAGCAAGGCTTGATAAAGCCGAGTGGCGAAAATTACGTCGATTACAACGACGTTTTTAAGTGGTTCGTGATGCTTGTGAACGACTATGAAATCCTTCCGCTGCAAGTCGGATACGATCGGTATTCGTCACAATACCTTGTGCAGCAGATGAAACAATACGGTTTTCACATGGACGACGTTTACCAAGGATTCAATCTGACTCCGGTCATGCAAGAATGCGAGGGCCTTGTAAAAGATAGGACGCTTGCAATCGGGAAAAACAATTTACTGAAAGCGCACTTGCTTAATACGGCAAAGAAATCAGACACAGAAAATCGGCGCTGCATGCCGGTAAAGATCGAGGCGGGCGTGCACATTGATGGGGCGCTTGCCGTCATCGACGCGCTGACGGTTCGGCAAAAATGGTGCAAAGAAATCGGGATCCAGTTAAAAAACGAGGGGTAATCTATGGGTATTTTCGAAACAATATTCAAGCGTCCGAAGATCAAGCAACAGATTGCAGCATATTTTCAGATGCTCGATGGATACACGCCAGTATGGACCACGTACGAGGGCGGAGTGTACGAAATGGAATTGACCCGCTCGTGTATACACGGGTTCGCGGCGCACGCGAGCAAGCTTCAACCGGCGGTTTCCGGAGCGGACCTTTATCATTTGGCACCGATCCTCAAGTCGAAACCGAATCCAATGATGGTAACATCGCAATTTTTGTATAAATGCGCCACCTACCTTGAGGTCAACAACACGTGTTATATAGTCCCGATGCTCGATAAGTTTGACAGAGTTTGCGGGTTTTACCCGGTCATGCCGGCGGTAACGGAATTGATCGAGTATCAAGGGGAACCCTGGCTTAGATATACATTTTCAAACGGGCGATCGGCCGCAATGGAGATGTCGAGAGTCGGGATACTCAACAAATTCTCGCTGCACAACGATCTCGTGGGGGACGATAATCGGGCATTGCTGCCGACGATGCAGCTTATTCAAACTCAAAATGACGGTATAGAAGAGGGCATCAAAAACAACGCATCCTATCGCTTCATGGCGACGATCGGCAACTTTGCGAAGAGCGACGACATAAAAAAAGAGCGGAAAAAATTCGCTGAGCTGAACTTGGCGTCGGGTGAAGGCGAAGGCGGCATCCTGCTATTCCCAAATAATTACTCAAACGTGCAGCAGATGAAAAACTCCCTGCGCGTCGTCGATCCGAGCCAGGTCGAAGCCATCGAAAACAGAGTTTACAACTATTTTGGCAGCAATGAAGAGGTACTGAAAAACAAAGTAAACGGCGACGAATGGGCAGCCTATTACGAAGGGAAAATCGAGCCGTTCGCGGTTCAATTGTCGCAGATCATGACGAGTATGACATATTCTTCCCTGCAAATCGCGAGGGACAACGGAATTACGTGGTCGGCGAACCGCCTACAGTACATGACAAACGCCGACAAGCTCCAAGTAAGCAGCCAGATGTTCGACCGCGGGGTTTTTACACATAACGATGTGTTAGACATTTGGAACATGCCACACGTGCCGGGCGGGGATAAGCACTGGATTCGTAAAGAATATATGGAAATATCAAAAATCGACGACGATGACTCCGCGGAAATAGATCCAGGCCCCGCATCCAATTTGGGTGAACAGGCGGAGTAGAAACGGGAAATTATACGAAAACGAGGGTGAACAAATGACGCCGAACGAAAAAACGCGGCTGCGGGACGATGCGCAGACAAGAGCAATGGAAGTTCTCGCACCGGCCGCTGACAAAAAACTCATTGACTGCGAAAGGTATGTCGAAGGGTATGCCGCAAAATACGAGCCGTACGTGCTGTACGAAGACGAAGACGGGCCGGTCTATGAAAAATTTGAGCGCAACGCGTTTAAAGATTGCGACATGAGCGACGTGATTTTTCAGTTTGATCACGTCGGAAGAGTGCTCGCTCGACAATCCAACGGAAGCTTAATTGTCCAACCTAATGAGGTTGGACTTTTTATAGCCGGCAACCTTGGCATCACGGACGCAGCGAGACAAATTTACGACGACATCGTAGCGGGAATGTGCAAGCGGATGTCGTGGCGGTTCAGATTTGGCGACTACGATTACGACCCGAAAACGAGAACTTTGATACACCATACGGTGAAAAAAATATGGGACGTGTCGGCGGTATCGATTCCAGCGAACGACAACACAATCATCAGCGCTCGAAGCTGGGCCGACGGAGTGATCGACCTGGCACGGCGGAGTGACCGCGAGCTAGAAGAACGCAGGCGTCGCCTGCGGATACAAAACAACGAAATTATGAGGAGGTTACACTGTGAAAACCATTGAAGAAATTCAGGCCAGGCTCGCGGAAATCGCGACCGAGGCCGAGACGGCGACCGGCGATGCACTCAAGGCCCTCGAAGACGAGCAGCGCTCACTCGGCGAAGAACTGGACAAAATGAAAGACGAGGCAAAGCGCAAGAGCGACCTTCGTGACAAAATCGCGCGCGGCCTCGCAGGCGCCCCTGCGGAACCTCCGAAGGGAGCGGACCGCGACGAAGCAAGAACAGCCGCGGATGAATTTGTCAAAACGCGTCGGATGAAAGTCGACGCCGAGCAGACAAGATCCGTGCTTGTGAGTGGCGGAACGCTCGCGACGCCGACGGCCGTGACGGGGATCAACGATATTCCCGGCGCGAAGGTGTCCAGCATCGTCGACCTGTGCAAGGTCGTGAACTGTAACGGCATGGGCCGCAATCGCGTTGCGTATGTCGCCGCAGACGCGGGGACGGCAGACGCTCAGACCGAGGGAAGCACGGCAGCGACGAAAGAGCCGACGTTTGCGTATATCGATATTACGCCGACTTCCGTCGCAGCGCTGGCGCAGATTTCGAAGCAGACCAAGAAGCAGAGCCCGCTGCAGTACACCGCGAAGGTGCGCGAGCAGTCGCTCCTTGCCCTGCGTAAAAAGGCTGCATCGATCGTGACGGCCGCGCTGAAAGCGTCGAGCCTTACCACGTCAGTTACCGCGACTCTGTCTGGGGGCAGTGGGACGGTCAACGACAAGACGCTCAGGAGCCTCGTACTGGCTTACGGCGGCGACGAATCGATCATCGGGGGCGTGCTGATCCTCAACAAGACCGACCTCATCGCGCTTGGCGACGTGCGCGGGACGAACGAGAAAAAGGCCGTCTACGAGATCACGCCGGATGCGTCCAATCCGAACACCGGCATCATCAAGGACGGCGGTCTCTCGGTTCGTTACATCCTGAACAGCAACGTGACTGCGTGCTACGGGACCGCGCAGACGGCGAGCGCACAGAAGACGATGTTCTACGGCGATCCGATGTGCCTCGAACTTGACCTTTTCAGCGATTACGAAATCCGAATCAGCGAGGATTTCGCGATCGACAAGCTGATGGACACCATCGTCGGCGACGTGGAAGTCGGGAGCGACGTAGTCGTCAAGAACGGGTTCGTCGCGCTGACCATCGCGGCAACGGCGTGATGAAGGCTGGTAGCTAAAGAAAACGGGCGCGAACGGGCGCGATACCGCGCCCGTTTTACTAAGGAGGTGCGGAAATGGCAGACGACGCCACGATTGCGAAAGTTAAGGTATCCTTGCGGATATACCACGCAGCGCTTGACGATGAAATCGCAGATCAGATCGATGCGTGCAAAGCGGACCTGACAATGGTCGGGATAGCAACCGTCGACGAAACGGATCCGCTTACGCTGTCCGCCATAAAAAACTGGTGCAGATCGGAAAATGCGAGCGATCCGGCCGACGCGAAGGCGTACAGGGATGCTTATGACGCGCAAAAAACATGCTTACTGACGGCTACCGGGTACGGGCTTCCGGAGGACGAAACGGTATGAACGAGCAGATCGCGTTAATTTCCGAATCATATTCCGGAGCGACCACGCCGGACGATTACGGAGACTCTGAACCTGCTGAAACGTCCGTCATGAGATTCGCAGAGATCATGAGCGTCGGACAAACCGAGTTTTACCAGGCAAGCGCGGCGGGGATGAAGCCGGAAATAAAATTCAGGCTCTCTGACTATCTCGACTACGATGGGCAAATGCTTGTCGAATACAACGGCGTGAGATATCGCGTTTTGCGCACCTATAGGAGCGGAAAAGCGCTCGAAATCACGTGCTATTCGCAGGTGAATAACTAATGGGCCTGCCTAAAAGCGTTGTTCGGTTCAAGACAAAAAAAGGCAAAACGGAGATTTCGTATACCAGCAACGTCGACCAGGCGTCGTATCTGATAACGGAACTGACGCGCGCTGCGCTGCGCGATGTAGGGAAGTACGTATCGCGCGTTTGCAATCAAGCCGCGCAAAAGTTACCCGGCATGAAAAGATCAAAACGCGTGCGCGGAAAAACGTCTGCTTTCCAATATTGGGTCAGAAAAAACGAGGGCGATTTGCAGGTCGGCATAAAACACGGGACCTGGTACGGCGAGCAGCAGGAACTCGGCACGAGAGGTCAGCCCCGGCGTGGGATCCTCAAAGATAACACCTACAACAATATTCAATCCATACACGATATTGAAGCGCAATATTTGTCCGCGATGAATGGGACGGCGGAAGCGGCAGGGGCGCTTTGCGACGAATCTGAATACAAAGGGGGCGCTGACGATTGAGCGACACAAAGACAACGGCGCTAAGAAAAACAATAAAGGCGGCCCTCGATACAGTTCCCGGAAAAACTTATTATATTTCAGCGACGAACGACGCTGTGTTTCCGTACAAAACATTCACCATGCGAACCGTTCAGATAACCGGATCGGCCAGGGACGACATCGAGCTCACTGTCGATATATGGGATAAGTCGAGATCGCCTTCGGCGGCGGAAGGTATAGCCGATTCGATCGAAAATCTCTTCAACGGGGCAAACATCCCGCAAGAAACGATACTGCCGACGATATGGGGGCAATCGCGTTATCCCGTACCGGACGAAGACAAAAGCTTTCAGCATATTCAGATGACGTTTGCGATACAAAATTATGAAAGGACATGATATAAATGGCTGCAACACAATACACTGGCGCCATGGCGCTCGCATCCACCGACTATAAGGCCGTAAAGTGGATCGGGAAGACAAAGGGCGGGCAAGCGGTCACAATCGAGCTGCTTCGGGCTATCAACAAGGGCAATTTGGAATGGACGTTTGCTGAAAAAGACGATACCACTGCCGAAATTGAGTTCGAAGGCGTTTATCAGGACAGCGAACTTGTTGCGGGAACCGCAAAGGAACCGTGGACAATTCTTCTTGCCGATGGCGCCGCATCCAATAATGCAGGCGAAATTCTGCTCGGTACGGGTGCATTCTATATCGGCGCGGCGGGCACTTCCCCGACGACCCGCGTAGCCCTGACCCGCGGTGGTGGTTCGTTCGTTGTTGAACGGGAGTTTCGCGAAATCAACGCGGACGGCGATCCCGGCGCGGTGGAAGGGCGTATCAACAAAGAGAGCGCGCGGCCCAAACTGAAGCTCAAAGCACTGCAGTGGTTGACCAATATGACCGATTTGTATCCTTGCTTGGAAACGGTATCCTGACCTGACAATTGAAGGGCGGCCCTTATGGGCCACCCAATCTATTTAGGAGGAACAAATGCGAAAGTTAAAAACGCGGGATGTGCCCGAGTTTTGCCGTACGCTGAAAATGATCGGCATCAAGGAAGAGATTAAGCAGATTGCTATGAAGCCGATCAGCGCCAAAGAGGCGATGTCGGAAGGTTTCGACCTTGTCTATAGCATTTTTGATCGCGCTACGGAAAAGGACGCGGAAGCCTATCTGTATGCGTTTCTCGCGGGGCCGTTTGAAATGACCGCGGAAGAGGTCGCGGATATGGACCTTACTGACTTTATTGCGAGTATCAAACAGCTTGCCGAGGGAAACGATCTTGTGGGTTTTTTCAAGTCTGCGGCAGCGTCGATGAAGTAGAGCTTTACGACCTGCTGCTGCACAGATACGGTAACGCAGATTACGTACTGGACATGGAGATCACGCTCGGGCTTGATATCATCATTAAAGCAAAAACAGAAGAACGGGATGATCGGATACATCGGCAGTGGTGCAGCATTTTGCCGCATATGACGGAGGAAACATTCGTCAGCTTTGCAGAATATCGCGACAATATGATCGGCGCAAATATTGACCATCGTTCGGATGCGGAGATCCTCGCAGAGATTGACGAAATTGAACGGGAATTTGCACGGGAGGGATAGTCTTGGAGATTTTCAAACTTATAGGTTCTGTTTTCGTGGACAGCGCGGAAGCGGACGCGTCCCTCCAAAAAACAGATAAAAACGCGCAGGGCGTAGGAACTACACTTTTAAGCGGCGTAAAGACGGCGGCTAAATGGGGAACGGCTATTGTTGGTGCCGCTGCTACAGCGGCGGCTGGCGTTGTGGCTCTTGCCACTAGTTCCGCGAGTACCTGTGATGAGATCGACAAAATGTCGCAGAAACTCGGGATATCGCGCGAAGCATATCAGGAGCTCGATTATGTCCTATCGCAAAACGGTATGGACGTTGACACGCTTCAAAGCGGTATGAAAACATTGGTCAACCAAATGTCTGCTGCACAGGAGGGGACGAAAAGCGCGACTGACGCTTTTGGGGCTCTTGGGGTATCTGTTACAAACTCGGACGGGAGTTTACGCAGTCAAGAAGATGTATTTTACGATACGATTTCAGCACTGCAGGGGGTGTCAAACGAAACAGAGCGTAACGCGCTGGCAAATGATTTGTTTGGAAAATCTGCATCTGAACTTGCCCCGTTACTAAACTCTGGCGCGGGCAGCATGGAAGAACTACGGCAGAAAGCGCACGATCTCGGAATCGTTCTGAACGACGACGTTATCGACAGCGGAGTGAGCTTAACGGATACGATTGATACTATGAAGCGCTCATTTTCATCGGTTGTAACTCAGCTCGGGGGCGCGGTCATGCCGATTGTTGAGACGGTGGTCAATTTTATAATTGACAATATGCCGCTTATACAGAGCATGATAGAGCAGCTCGCGCCTGTTTTTACATCGCTGTTGGAAAACATGTTACCCCCTTTGATGGACCTTGCGTCGTCGCTGCTGCCGGTAATCTGTACGTTTATTCAGACGCTTATTCCGATAATCTCCGAGATTGCGGCGGCTATTCTTCCGCTGTTTACGACACTGCTCGAACAACTTTTACCCCCGCTGCTTGAAATCGCACAGGCGATACTGCCCATCGTTACGTCGCTTATTAGCGCATTACTTCCCGTGCTGGAGCCGCTGCTGGAGCTGATTTCGCCGATTCTTGAGTTAGTTCTTGCCTTGATCACTCCATTGCTCGATCTGATCGCCGCCATACTTCCGGCCATCACAGACATTATAACCAAGTTCATTATTCCAGCCCTTGAATTGCTCGTAGAGGGCGTGCAAGCGGTCGCAACATGGTTTGTCAAGGCGTGGGCCGATATAAAGGGTGCATGGTCGGTTGTTGCTGATTTCTTTGCCGGCATATGGGACAGTATCAGCGCATCTGCTTCGATTATGGTTACCTCCATTGTTGAGTTTTTCAGCGGTGCTTGGGATACTATCAAGGCTACATATAATAGTGTGGCTGACTTTTTTACCGGTGTCTTCACCGACGCGTGGAATGGTATCAAAAATGCCTTCTCCGAGGTTACAGATTTCTTCAGCGGCGTATTTCAAACGATCAAAGACTTGTTTAAGACGCCGCATTTCACGTTCAGCGGCTCCTTGAATCCCTTGGAGTGGGATACAAAAGGAACACCTAAAATATCTGTTGCTTGGTATAAAAAAGGCGGCATTATGATGGACCCGACGATCTTCGGGTATGACAGCGCCACGAATACCGCCTTAGCCGGAGGTGAGGCCGGCCCGGAAGCGATTGTACCCATCGATACCTTGCGGAAATACATTGCCGATGCAACACAAAATGACAAGCAGACGGTCCTTCTTGAGGCGATCTTATTCCTGCTGCAAAAGCTTGACGCGGGGCTGTATGAAACGATTGTAGATGCGCTCGTAAACGGTGTGCGGTTTGACGTAGATAACCGTGAGATCGGGAGGTTGGTGAAAACGTATGCTTGATACGATGCGCTATATTAACCATCTCGGAGAGATCATTCAGTTTGGTACGACTTACTATGCAAATTATAATGACCTGCGTGATTATGCCTGGACATACAGTACGGAATTCAATCGTGTTGTAAACTTCCGGCGTTCGGTAACGGAAAAGGCGATTCCCATATTGATAAAGTGCGCGAGTAGTTCAGAGGCGGCGACATTGAAGAATCGCTTTTTCTCGATTACGGAAAAAGACGTTATTGCGGATATGCCGGGCAGATTCTGGATCGGTGAGTATTACTATAAATGCTATGTTACGCAAAGCAAGAAGTCAGACTACCTTGTCGATAAAACGTATTTGGCTGTTTCAGTCGTGGTTGTGTCAGACAGGCCCGTCTGGACGCGCGAGATTTCTACGCTCTTTCAGTATAATGCTGCAACAGAAGTTGAGGAGATAACTGTACCAAGCCGAGATTACGAATATGGGTACATGTACGATTACACTGACGCAGGATCTACCGGCTTTGTCGGCAGCATCAACAATCCGCACTTTGCGGCTGTGGATTTTATCGCGGTTATCAACGGCGGGTCAGGTGTAACCGCGCCGGAGATTATCATCGGGGCTGATTCGCATAAGTTCACATATACCATTCCTACTGACGGTTATGTGACGCTCAATACGCGTGACCGGACACTCATAGCCACTGCAGCAGATGGAACGCAGATGAATATATTTGCGAAGCGGGATAAAAGCAACGACATTTTTGCTCAGATCAAATCAGGTATATCCGGTGTCAATTGGAACGGTGCGTTTGATTTTGAAATTACGCTGCTGATCGAAAGGTCGGAACCAGAATGGACATGATCTATATGACTACTGGGCGAATAGAGCTCGGTGTATTGGCGAATTTTACGCTTGATCTTGATGTCGCCGACAGCATGGACTTCGAAATAAAAGCTTCCGCCAGCGGTATCGTTCTGGAGAAGGGGTACTTTTGGTACATACCGGATACAGAGTACGGCGGGCGCATCGACGACCGCAAGATAGACAGTGCAAATAACACTATCACTTATACGGGGCGCACGTGGCGCGGCATCCTGAATAGTTATATTGTCGAGCCTTCAACAGGTGAAGCGTATTTGGTTGTCAGCGGTAGCTTGGCAAACATCACAGCAGATCGCTTAGCCGTGGCCGGAGTAACCGCACTTTTTCACGCGGGCGACGGCGAAACCACACTCGACAGCTTCCAGTTTGATCGGTATACGACGCTGTATAAAGGGCTGATGAAAGCGGCGGCTGCGGCCGGACAGTCAATCGGCATCAGTTGGACAAATGGCTTTGTCGTCATTTCATACCACACTATCCGCGACTTCTCGGATGAGCTTGAATATTCGCAGGATTCCGGAATGGAATTTACATTGGCAGAACGATCAGCTCAGGCAAACCATTTGATTTGTCTCGGAAGCGGTGAATTGGAAGAGCGTATGGTCGTTCATTTGTACCGCCAGGTAGACGGCTCCACGGGCGCCGCAAAAGCGTTTTTTGGATTGGACGAAATTACTGAGACGCTTGATTATCCAAGCGCGGAAAGTACCGAGGAGCTCACGAAAAGCGGAACAAAGCGAATGGATGAGCTGGCGAAATCAAAAGAATTTTCAATTTGTGTTGACGATCTTGGCCTGCTGATCGGTGATATTGTTTCAGCACGGGATCGTATTACAGACACCACGATGAAGGGTGCGGTTGAAAATATCATTGTGAAGATTCGAGACGGCCGGGCATCACAGGAATACGCGATAGGAGGAGCAGATGGCACTTAAAATCATTACGGGCAAGACAGGCGTTTCACATGTCGCAAGCGCGGACGATAGGGCACGTATTGCGGCGACATTCGGGCCGGGGTCATATATCCTGGACA